TTAACAAACATGGTAATTAAAAAAAAATAGGTAGCAAATTAATGCCAATATCATCACCATACCAGCACTGCCAGCTTGTTCACAATCATCAGCTCGCATATAAAATATGCAAAATACCAAAAATACCCCATAACTAATTAATAACTCTTTAATCAATCTCCTATCTTTTACATAATCTTTAATTATTTCAATCATTCCCAATAACTTCTTATAATTAAATAAATTTATATCTACCTAAGTAGAACTAATGTTAATAATAATTTTATTCATTTCAAATTCAATTTAATAAGCTGATGAATGATGCATTATGATCTATTTAATTTCAATTATTATTTAATATAAATTTTTTATTGTTATTTTGACCAAACTTACTAAGTTAGTAACAAATTTTAGATGTTAATTGATATATTGGTTTCGAATGGTGGCCCCTACTACCTCCATACAAATTACAAATGATATTATTAATCAATATATTATATTAAACTCACCTTTTAACGTATAACATAACGTATAACATCAATCTATGTTAGTCGATTCCTACCTAAGGAATCATTTCAACATTACCAATTGAAGAGTTAAAAGAAAAACTTCTTTTTTTCAATTTTATAACACTAACAACACTAATAAAATTAATGATTAATAATCAACACGTTAACCAAGTGTTATTATAGTGTTGTATGTTGTTAATGACATGGTAATATAAAGTTACTATCACATAACATTAGAGGAATAACTATGGAAAAAAAACAACGTGAAAGCCTTAAAGAATTTCTAATTAATAGTGAAAGTTTTTGTGAAAGCTATTTAGCTATATTAAATAGTTCTATGCCATGCATACTAATAACAGGGTTTATTTTTTTAAGCATGAAGAAAGGTACTTCATTATATGGTTTTGATTGGATAGTACCAATTTACCTTTTAATTTTTCCTTGGGTTATTTGGTTAATTCCGACCTATATGAAGATAAAAAAGCTTGGATTGAAAAATAAAAAAATGATTTTAGCTCTTATAGTTATATATGTTTTAATGATGATACTATTCACTGTAATGCCCTTTACAAAAGATTAGTTATAACTCAATCCCTTTAAAATTATCTAACGCTTGTTGTTGTTCGTCGGATAGATTGATATCTACCTCACCATATTCAAGCAAGTAAGTGCCGAATGACATTAGGAAAGCAACCGCAGGATCTATCTTGTTGGCTGCTTTCTTTTTATTGGGTTTAATATTTGCATTAGCATCAGTTTCCATAACCACATTACCTACCGCCCAAGAGAGAACAGGATCGCCATTGTGCCTAATGCGTTTACGGCTAATAAATACTTCTGCTGTTTTTGAAGTTGGGCTGTATCGTGCATAGGTTTGAGGGAATGGCTCAACATCTAAGCCGATATTTTGTAATTGCGTGCGTAATTGTGTGGCGTTCCAAACATCAAAACCAATTAACTTAATATTAAATTGTTCGCTGTCTTTTAAAATATCATCTCTAATCTGGTCATAATCGATACAATCGCCTTTCGTTACCCTAATCCAACCCTGATCAACCCATTTACGGTATATTTCTCTGTTTTTGTTAGCTACGTTAGTAAGCTGAAATTCAGGAATATAATGCCTTGTTAATAGTCTTACCTCTGTTTCAAACGGAAACGAATAACAGACACTAGTAATATCACTAGTAGATGATAAATCTAATCCAGCATAGCAATCTAAGCCTTTTAAATCATCTTCTGAGTAATCAGCCTTACACGCAATCCAGCTACCAGTATTTACCCAAGGAGTTGCACCATTACACCAAATATTAAAGCGTTTTGTGAGCATTTCAACCCACTGCGAGGGTATGCCTCTGGCTTTCTTAATGGTGTCCTCTAAGGCAACCCTATCGACGGAGATGTCAAGATTGGGATTGGCTTTTATCCATAAATTAGGGTTGTCGATTTCGCTCTCATCGTCCAGTTCGTAAATAAGCACAAATTGCGATTCGTTAACCTCGTCACCTGCTAAAATCTGGCAACAATAATCATAATGCTGTTTACAGGCTGATATTGTGTTACTGCCTGCGGTAGTGATGGCAAATAAAATCCCCTCAGGTCTTGCGCCCATACCTAACTCAAGAGCTGAATATACGCCATTATCAGGGTGTAGATGATATTCATCCACAATGGATAAGCTAGGGTTAGTCCCCTCAATAGTAGCAGCCTTTGACGCCAAAGGACGTAATAGACTATTTTGCTTAGGATTGATGATTTTATGCTGTTGAATGGTGACCCTTTTCTTTATTGGCTTGCTTAATATGGCCATCTGTCTTGCATCATCAAACACAATTCGGGCTTGGTCACGGCTAACGGCTGCGGTATAGATATCTTGTTGCCCTTTTTCCATCACTAAGAACCAGTTAGCCAATATTGCCGCTGTTGTTGATTTGGCGTTTTTTCTCGGTACTTGTACATAGGCACTGCGATACTTTCGGAGTCCTGTTTTAATGTGCTTAAATCCTAGCAGATTAGCAAATAAAAATTGTTGCCACGGTTCAAGCTCGATGGCTTTACTTCGCAGGTGACCTTTAACATGTGGACATACTTTTGAAAATGAAACGAATTTAGTTACTACTTCACTATCAAAAGAGTAATTTGGATTTTCCAAATCAATAAAATAGCGATTTACTGCTTGTTTTAGGCGTTTACAAGCAGGAATATCCCCATTTTTAACCGATAACGCGTAATTATGCCAAGCGGTCAAGCTCGTCTTCCTCTTCAACTTCTACGGGATTTTTGCGACGACTAACAGGGTCGAAGCCCAGTAATGAAGCCATTTTAATCATAATTTTTTCAGCTTCTGACTTTGCACTTAATGCAGGGTTACGGCTTTCTGTACCTTGTGAGTTAACGATTGAAAACCCACGCGTTGCAATGTCTTCCATTGCTTTACGATACATTGAGTAATTAACGCAATATAGCTCTAAGTTGGTCCAATCGGCTGGTTGAATGTCATCACGCTGTGCTAAGTGATCGGCTCTAAGTTTCCATTGTTCTTTGGCTAATTTATCTAAATATTTTGGTGCTTTCATCTTATTATTTTTCCTCTACTTTCTAAAAAATCACTGTGCATAAAAATTTGAGGAGGGGGGCGGTCTTTTAGCTTTTTGAATTTCTTTGAACATTCCCCCCTACCCACTCATCATATCTGAGGACTGCTATCAGTTGTCTTTATTATGAAGATGACCCAAATCCTCGTTTATCGATTACTCTTGTCTTATAGCTATGACAATCACGGCATAATGGTTGATGATTACTTGCTTGCCAAAAGAGAGGGTCACTTTGTCCATTCTCAACAGGTTTGATATGGTCTATCACAGTAGCAGGAGTGAGTAATCCTTTATCATTACACATTTTGCATAGTGGGTTGTGCCTAAGGTACTCAGCTCGATATATTTGCCATCGATGATTATAGCCTCGTTGTGCTGCTGTTCCTCGTGCTTTATCTTGCTGTTTATCTCTTCTATGCTCATTACATCGTCCTGATTTAACACGGTTACGACAATTAGGATATGAACATCTCTTTAATGGTTGTATTGGCATCATTCACCTAATAGATAGCTGGGTCACGGTAGATACTCCACAATGAAGAAATAGCTAACGGCACTTCGCTTACGGTGTTAGTACTAACCATTTCTCGGTTCTGATATAGATGAGCTATATACATAAGACAACCTGCTTTGATTGCTGGCGTGAATTCCTGTATATCAAATGATTTTCCTATATGCTTTTGACAAACTTCAAGAGCAGCATCTATATAGATTTGAAGTAAGCTATCTTCTAAGGTGTCACTGTCATCAATACGGCAATGTAACTTAACTTCTTGTAAGGTAATATTAGCCATCGTTTAAACCAGCCTCACATAACAATTCTAAATAAGTTCTTTTTGCGTCAGGTAATACAGCTTTAATATTTAAATATTGTGAGCCAGCTATCAGGTACTTAATCCGCCAAGTGGTATCAATATCCTTACGGTAGCGAATATAAACCCTTATAGTGGTACCGCTCATCTCTTGCTGTGATAACATAAGCTCTTTACCCGTTACCGCTTTAACCTCAGCCCATACGTTTGCAATATCTACCCAGTTTTGAATTACTTGACCAAAATCATCACGACTAGATTGATATTTTTGTAAAGTTATTCTGCTTCTTAATCGTCCTGCTTTCATGTAGCTGGCTCCGTCTTAACTTCAACAGTTTGCTTCCATGCCTGACTAAATTCTTCGCCTCCCTCATAAGGAGGTAATCCCTCTTTTAGTCGTGCTTCATTAGGATTCATTACCCCTGATTTAATCGCAATGTTATAACTATTAAAGCGATCTATAGGGCTAGTACGCATCAGATCGGATGTATCAAATTCAATTAAGTAACGGCTTTTATCTTGACTAACATCAATCATCAAGGCATCTTTTAATTGTTGTTCAAAGTTAGTTAGCCATGGTCTTAGCGTTAATGTTAAAAATGAGCGTGTAGCTTCTGAAAAGTTACTGTATGAGCTATGGGAATATTCTTGTATAAACATCGGGCTAATGTTAAAAATACGTGCAATATCTTCAATAGTAAACCGCCTGCTTTGCAACCACTCAGCATCTTGATTACTCATGCCTAATTGCTCGTATTTCATACCGCCCTCAAGGATAGGCGTTTTCCCTGCATTTTTTGCCCCTTTATAACGCTCTAATGCGTTTAGGGCTTTTTTGCCTTTTGCGTCGTCCATCCATTCAGCCATAGAAACATAACCACTAGCCATTAAGCCATTTTTCATGACAGATGAGCCATGGCGTTGCTGCGCTAGCCCCAATCCTATTGCTTCACGGCAAATAGTTACAGGGGAACGCCCAATAAAGCCATCATCACTCGCATAACGTAAATGTAATACTTCATCTTGTAAGTAATTTGTGACATTACCATCCTCATCAACAATGGAGTAAGCATAACGTCCATTACCTAATCTTTTTGGCGTAACAGCATAAGGTGGAAAGCTTTCAAGCCCACTAGGTCGCCCATCATTACCCCAATGAATGACCGCATAAGCATTACCACCTAATAAACAGTGGCGCATCATCGTGCGTTTAAACTGGTAAGGTGTCTGTTTGGTGTTTGGCATCTCATTTAGCAAATATTCAACAGGGTGGCTTGATATGCGTTCACGTTCGCCTTTTTTGTTAAGCTTGTAGAGATAACACGGCATTGAGGCAACGGCTTCACTGATTACCGTGACCGCATTCATTACTGCAGGCAATGCTTCGGCAGAACTCGGCGATACATATTCACCTGAATTGGTATTAGGCAAGCCAAGGTAAGAGATTAACTCGTCAACCGTCATGCTTCGTTGCTCTTTCTTCTTTCGGCTAAATAATCCCATGTTTATAACAACTCCATAAGGTCAAGCCATGCTTTACTTAAATCAGGCTGTAATTTTGTTTTAGCTTCAAGCATCGAGCGTTTAGCAATTTGGATATCACTTTCTTGGTAGGCGGGTATACTAGTAACCGTTATCTCAAATAATTCTGCTTCGCTGACAGTTCTTAAACAAGGCTCTTGATTAAAATCCCATGATTCTTTAGTAGCCATAAATCCAAACGACATGCCTCGAATGTCACCACGTTCAACACTGACAAGTAAATCACGCCCCAATTGGGTATCGGGTGGTGTAAGTTCAAATCTTAGCCCAATATCATCTTCATTAAGAATTAGAGTATTAGAGGTGGTACGCCCTAGCAAAGATTTAGGATCATGCTCAAATAAAGCACGAATATCAGGATTATTATTCAGCGATTGACTAAAGGCTTTCGGTGCGAACTGCTCGTAAAATTCACCCCAAATTAATTGTGACCGGCTGTTCCATTTCACTACATAACCAACAAGCTTAGTATCGTCTCGTGTTATCTCAGTGCTTCTAATTTCATATTTTTTCTTATCCATATCAACCTCAAAGGGGCATATAGCCCCTGTTATTATTTGCCTGCTGATAGTTCTAAGATTTTGATAGCATTAGAATCCACCAAGCCACCACCTAAATACTTATCGGTATGAACTTTGTAAAATCCTGGTTCTGTGATGTTGTCGGGTCTGGTTCTTACTCCAGTTTCATGATCAACAATATAGTAACCCCGTTTAAAGTCACCCACCGCAACAACGGCACCCGTATCATTCATATTTTCTAAATAATGAACAGGTTTACCTAACAGCATATCAGGATCGCCTGCTTTTAAACCATCACGCCAAATATAATCACCATTACCATTTTTGAGTTTTTGTAATGTAGCAGCAGTATTTGAATTCATCACCCATACTGCATTTTTACGGTATTTCTTTTTAAGTTTAAAAAGTAGATCAATTAAACTATCTGCCGTGATTGTGGTAGTTGTCATCTTTTCCAGTGTGCCAAATGGACGCACTTTATCGGCTTGTGCTGCTTGCGGATAAGCAAGGAAGCCTTTAGCTTTCTTAGTACCACTACCATTAATTAAGTCTAATTCTTCGGTTTCGACAAACGTATCTTTGATTTCATCAGTTAACCAACTTAAAACATCCAAATCGCTAAAATCTAAAATTTCTTGGGTAGTTTTAGGATAAGCATAGATTGGATAAAGTTTAATTGAAACTTCTTCAAGTTTTGCCGTAGCGGTTTCCGTTCTAGCTATTCCCTCTTCGCCATGATTAACAACAGCGCCACCAACTGATACCAGCTTTTTATACTCATTTGAACCAATTTTTTTAACGGTACAAATTGCGCGCATTTCAGACTCATCCGATAACTGGCGCATGATTTCTTTATCTAACTCAGGAATAACCGTATAACCACCATCAGCAGGTACACCAGTCGATAACGAACGGCTTTCCCCCGTGCGGATATAGTTGCGTAACTCTTCATTAGTGAGTTTTTTATCGACGGGCTTACCTTTATCCGCAAGGCTACGCTCTTCATTGGCTAAGGTTTCATAGTTAGTAATATCTGTATTGAGTTGCTCGACATCAGCCTTAATGGTATCAAATTGTGTTTTTTCCTCAGGGGTCATACTGCGGTTTTCTTGCTCTGCTTTGTCAAGCATTGAGCGCATTTCGGCTACTTTGGCCGCTTTTAATTGACGTAATTCAATCAGTTTTTTCATATCTATATTTACCTGTATTAATAAATTATTTGCAGCGAGATATGAAAGGCTTTGAAAGTTGATAGTGGTTAAACTATAGAAGGTGCTGCGCTTTGGTTTTAGACTGCCATATCTGCGCTAATTCGTGGTTATTCTATTAACCCAAATAGCAGTCTAACAAAACAAAATAATATTGTTAATTCAATGAATTAGATAAAATCCACCTGAAAGCATGAAAACAAAATTATTTTATTTGTATTAGCCAATAATCAATTCTATTTGGTATATCACTAACAATTCTCTTCATTTCGCCACTAGGTTTGGCGTTACTTTTTAGGCTATCTAATAAATAAAAATAAACATCATCTAAAGCGGGGAAAATAAAATATTCCTCTAATTCAGTTAATTCATTATTAGTTCGTTTCTTATCCAAAATTTTGCGCTGGTTTTGCACATACATTTTTAGATTGCTAAATTCGTTTGTTATTTGATTTATTTTAATAGGATCATGCAACATTTCATCTAATGCAATCGCCATAATTTTAGTATCAATTAGTCTTTTCATTTTGTTACCTTTTATTATAGTTAATATTATTTTCTTCTAACGCAGCATCAGGGAACCAGTCATTACACTTATCATAATCAAGGTGTAAGTTAGTCCTGCGTCCCTCGCTATGCCTTGCTCTTATAATGACTTCTACATCATATTCTTTCATGGCTGATGGTAAAGCATTAACAAAGTTTCGAAGCGATAATGGATTTTTCAAGTTATTATTTTCGATAAAAGTAATATAGGCATGATACAAAAACCGCTTAAACTGTATGGGTGTCGAGTATTTACCTATCATCATTCCATCGGGTTTATCTGTAGCAAAAAGATAACTACAAAAATCAATCAGTGGGTTAGTTAATCGTTTCACTTCGATAGCCTCCGATGATTTTTGCTGTTTAATTAGTAATGATTTAGCCTTGCTATCATCCTTAAAATAGTTAAAGAGATGCCGAATAATAACGGATAACTCTGCGCTAATTTTATCTTTAAGGTTAGGATCTCTTTCGTTAGCAGGGACAGGCTCGCCAAAGTGAAAAATAACCCTGCGCCGTGAGATACCGCCATCATCATTACTAAATGTCATTGGGTTATTGTTAATCGCTAATATAACCCCCTGTATCTTAGTTGAATAAGGTTTCTTGTATTTTTCATCTATTGCCACCTCATCACCTCCAGTAATCGCCTTGATACCGTTACCCTCACCGATATATTTGGCTTGGTCAGGTAAGATGATTAATGATTGCCCAACAATAAGCGACCTTTCTCTTGGTTTTTCTAAGGCTTCCATATTTGCCGATACCGTATTATTCTTGCCTGCTAGCATGGTAGCAATCTCAGCAAAAACACTTTTACCGCTACCGCCTGCGCCTGTAACCTCTAAGAATAATTGCCAGTCATAACGATTGGCTAAAATCATATATAGCGCAGCTTTTATCGCGTCCATTTTGATTTTATCTTTTTTAGCTGAGCGTGATAACCACTGATAAAAATGTGGTGCATGACGTTCCAAGTTTTCATTAGATACGCTATCAACATAATCAACATTATTAATTGATTGTAACCAATGGCTTTTAGAATGAGGCTTAAACGCACGAGCTTGTAAATCAAAAACGCCATTTTTAAACCCGATTAAATTTCTAGCTTGTTCACCTTTTAACGGTATCTGTAGCTTCATGGTATCAATGGTTGATTTAACCCCTTTTTCTGAATAATGCGCTTTTGCTTGCCTGAATAACTGAACTAACGCACGCTTTAGGTCCATTTCAGAAATCATCTGCCAAACATTATCCTTATATTGATAGACTTCATTAGTAAGCATATCTAAAGCAAGATTATTGTCATAGTGCTCTATAAGTACATCTGCTTTCTGGCTGGCTTGCATTTGCGATAAGTCAGGAACGGGATTATGGGCATTTTTAGTAATGCTAAGACCTTGGCTTTTACCTTGTAAATCATATTCAGCTTTTTTGATATTGTTGTCAAATACCGCTGTAGTTTTATTCATGCCATGTTGTTGCCTATAATCATCCCAATCACATTTATAATCTGTATCAGGAACGGAGTAATAACCATTTACCGCTTGAGCTGCTTCTATTGCTTTAGCTAAGCCCGTATTTGGGCTTTGACCAATATCGTTATCACCTGCAATAATGATTTTAGCGGTAGGGTTTAACTCACGAATGTCTTTAGCTACATGAATAAGATTACCTGCGTCAATAGCGGATATAACAATAGACTGTTGGCGGAATTCCGTTATCGATATCCCTGTGGCTAACCCCTCACAGATAATAATTTCATTATGTGCGAGCAAATTTGCGCACACCTCGGCAGGTCTGCTCAACATTGAGCTGACTAAAATAAAAGCCCCTTTTTTGCTCGAGCCTTTCATTAAGTGCTTACTGCCGTCTAGCTCAATAAATTGACCGCCTGCGTATTCATTATGAAGATTCAGCATAGGCGCAAAAATGCGCCCGTTATCTAACAAGGGCAAATCAAAGGTTAATCCTTTCTTGGTCAGGTAATCTGATTGCCCTAATGTTGCTTTAGATAGCAAATACTCGACCTTTTTACATACGGGATTATCTGGTATGTTATCGTTATGTAATTGTTCGGAATCTAATTTTTTAAATGCGAGATTTTCCCGTATTTGGTTATTCTGATTAGACAGATTTAAACATTCCGCTACTTTATTTGATGCTTCTTTAGCGTCACATTGATAATAGTTTTTGATAAGCTCTAAGCCGTCACCACTACCACACTGGTTACAGATGTAAGTACCTCTACCATTTTGATTATCAAATCTAAATCTATCCTTACCCCCACAAACAGGGCAGGGGCAATGCTTGCCATTACCCACCTCAATACCTAATGATTGGAAGATAAAATCCCACTTGCCTATAGCTTGAGCTGTAATTTCATTGATTTTCATATTTTTAGCCCTTAATTTGTGTCATGTATCGCCTAACTTCGGGCGGTAGTCGCTTGGTGACATCAGCGAGTAAGTTAGGGATTTCAGCCTTGCCAAAAGAAAGTAGTGCTACATATTTGCCATTTTTAAGCCTTAATGCGGTAATAGTGCCGTCATCGTTATGGACAAAATCAAACTCTTTCATTCTTTGCCTCCTTGCGCTCGGTTTCGCTTCTAAATAGCTTTTTAGAATCGTTAATTAAGTCTGATACAGCATCAAGGGCGTAGGCGCGTAACTCATCATTAATTGGCGTGTTTGAATCACAATCAGTCATTAAAAGCGTGGTGATAGCGTTAGCTTGTCCTAGTTTTGTATTGATAGTATTTATTGCGTCCAGTGAGATATTAGCCATTGTTTTTCTCCTCCATTAACCCGTACTCTTGTAACTCATCAAAAGCTTGCTCTACTAAATCAACGATAACCCACAGTAAATTACTCATATCGGCTTGTTCGATAAAAGGCTCGTCATATCCTGCGCACTTATAGTTAGTATTATCTAAGGCAATTTTAGCCATGCTCCGAACTTGAATAAGTTTAGATTCAACATTACAAATTAACTGATCATTATTCATGGCTGTAACCTCCAAAGCTTCTAGCTTGATCAATAACTGAATGTAAGCGAATTCTGGCAATAAAGATAAGGGATGATTTGCCTAGGCTCTTGCGTGCTTGGCGTTCGGTTGTTGCCGTTGTTTGGACTACTTGAGCCGTTGATAGGTCATAGAATTTATATAGTTTGGGTTGTCTTGCGCATAGGTGTACGCTATCATAGCGGTTAGCCATAATCATTACCTCGTTTAATGTTATTGTGGTTAGATCCCTCGATAGTGCTGGTAACACTTCGGGGGATTGCTTTTTATGGTACTCACCCTTATAATGGTGCATACCAACAGTATTTAATTTATCATAAAGGTATGCACCAATGCAAGAAAAAAAAGATAAGAAAAAAACAGATCGTTCTAACAGTACAAGAAAAATTATAAGGTTCGAAGATGATCTACTTGAACAAATTAACCAACAAGCCAAGAAAGATGGTGAATCTTTTTCTGGTTGGGTCAAAACTGCTTGTAAAATGAGATTGAATAAATAATTAAAATCCTTTCGAACGCTTCCGAAATCTACCCAATTTTTTAGCTCTGCGTTATTATAAGAACGTGCTTTAAATGCGTGACGCTTTGGCACAATCTCAATGCATCTAATTATATCTACTGTCATTGAAAATTCCTTATTAATTGATTTTAATGTTTGAATAAAGGCAACTGTAACAGGTTGCCTTTTTTTATTACCGAACATGAGTAATCCCACCGTTGGGACTAATTAAATTAGCAAGAGCATTAAACCGTCTACTCACTTCTCTAATTGCTTCTGTCGGTGAATCGATTTCTTTAAATACGGATGTTTCAATCTGTTGTAAACAAATCAACATACCTAATTGAACTTCATCAGCATTTTGTCGCTCACCAGTAGATAAACCAATCATTTTATTTTCAGCTCTAGCAAGGTTTATATAGTGATGTTTTTCTACTCCTTGCATGGTTGATAATGAATCTCGGCTTTCATGGTAATAGGCTAATGATTCACGTTTTACGGCTTCACGCTTACGACTAGCAGCAAAGGCTTTGGTTACATCTAATTTAAATCTAACAATATCTTTATGATTCTTACCTCTGATTAACCGAGATATAAAATCAAATTGAATTTCATTTAGTAATACATATTTACTTTTACTTGCACCCGTTCGGTGTTTGCACGTTTCGATTTGAAATGGAAGCGTGCCTAATTCCCGAAGCTCACTTTTATTTTTATTAACTAAAGACATCAAACTCAAATGTTTAATTCCCATTTTTTCAGCTACCAAACGGCTATCAATACGAACCTCTTTAGATTGAACTAATTCAATATCACCTTGCTTAATAATCATCTTAGTAGCTCCCATTAGCAAACCCTCGGCGTTTAGTCGGTTGATTTATCTTTGCTACTGCTGGAGGGTTGTCTATCCAGTGAAGTAATTCCACTAATGACCAACCGCAAGAATTAGCTCCTAACGATTTTCTTAATGGATATTTACCTTCTTTCTCAAGTTGCCAAGCAGTAGAACGGGCGATACTTGTAATTTTGTATCGTTCATTTTCACGAACAAGACGATCATATTGGATACCGTATTTATCCCTAATTGCTTTGTGTTGTTCTGGAGTGATTGAATATGACATTGAAAGCCCCTTACTGTACTCGGTTGCTTTCTAAATAGGTTTTAACTTCGGCCATATCGTAAACTACTCGACGCTTGCCAACTTTAATACCTTTGGGGAAATTTGGATCGTAGCGTAATGTATTCTTAGCACAACCTAAGATTAAGGCTAGTTCATCTAAGGAATAGAATTTAGGAGTTGTATTTAATTGCATTTTTTTCCTCGTATAGTTCGTTAATGTTTAACTAATGAGGTAATTATGAAGTTTATAAAAATTTAATTTCAGGGGTGGGGATAGGTGGGATTTCCCACCCCCCTATTAAAAGCTAAGTTTTACGCCTGTTTCTGGATTAATTAAATCAAAATCATCTACTGGTTTATTCCCGTGTTTATTTGTGCCTTTTAGCTCTTCTGCTGTTTTTATATCGGTGTCTTTAAACCAATCTTTCATTATTGTGCTATAGGCTTTACCTGAAATATCAGCTATTTTAGATGCAAGTTTTGATTTAGAAATATGAATATTTTGTTGTAAATAATAGCGTTGAGTATATATGGCAACATTAATCCAATATCTTGGATCTTTGGATAACTCACGCCCTGATGATTCAATAAATCTAGCAATATCTTTACGCATAACGAATAGGTCAGTTAAAGAGACTTTCAGTCCATCAATTGAACATGCTTCATTAATAATAACAATATCTTTTGTTTTGGGATGATGCAAATGGCAGTACCCTGCTGTTATTAATCCGTTTGTTTCTCGTTCATTAACAAAATCAGGGGATATGATATAAATAGCATCTTGAACAAATCTTGTTGATTTCATTGGAGAAATAATAAAAGCACCATATCCCTTACCCTTGACACTGACACAATTATCTTTTTCACGCTGAACTCTAACGCCATACAATTGAGTAATATCATCATTGTAAAAATGCGTTCCATATTGGAAAAATTTTTTTCCTAAACCACCATAATCACATAGATAATTAATAACTATTTTTTCCCCTTGGAGTATATAATAAAAATTAATTTGCTCTGATAACCAACAATCAACCAGATCATCAGTTGTACAACATAATTCTTTACATGCCCGTTCTAAATTTATATATGGCCTTTTTGGTAATAATGCCATTGCTTCCCCTCAAACAATAACCCTAATGAGAAAGTTACGCCAATTCGTTAGGGTTACGAATGTTCGGTAGCTATCCTAGGCGTAACTAATTTAATCTATTGAATATGTTTGAACTCAATTATATCAACACTGTATAAAAAAACACTACTTTTTAAACAAAACCTTTTAGGGATATTACCCCATTAGGGGATCATTGCTAGCCAAAGGAAAGGGTTACAATTAGGAAACATCACACAGTTAGGATCAAACTTAATAACATGCTTTTATGTTATATATGTTATTATTATCTTTTAATAACACTTAAAAAAATATATATAAATCAATTATATTATGTTATTAGTGTTGTTAGTGTTATTAAATATATATAAAGTAATTCTTATATAAAATGGGAAATAAAAAACCAGTCTGATTGACTGGCTTAATATATGACTATGGCAAAACTAATCATTAACGGTTTTCAAAGCATTACTCCCCGATAATGAAACATTTCCTTGGCTAGCTTGCTCTACAAAGTTGCCCCACCAATTCATTAATTCACGGCGTTGCTCAAGATAATTTGCTCGGTTATAAATCCGTCTAACTTCGTTCTTATCAGCGTGAGCCAAAGAAGCCTCTATCAAGTCAGGATTAAAGCCTTGTTCATTTAATGCTGTGCTTGCTAATGACCTTAAACCATGAGAAACGAGACGACCACCAAAGCCCATCCGTTTAATGGCCATATTGACGGTTTGACTGCTCATAGGTTTATTAATAGAACCTTTCATACTTGGGAATACAAATTCTTTATGACTAGTTATAGGTAGCATGATTTCCAGTATTTTTATAGCTTGAGGGGGTAAAGGAATAATATGATCTCGCTTCATTTTCATTTTGCTAGCTGGAATGGTCCAAATTCTTTGCTTTATATCTATTTCTTCCCATAAGGCACCTACTGCCTCACTTGGTCTTGTAATAGTTAATAATTGCCACTCTATTAAGCATCTGGTTTGTAGTTCTATATTAGCCAAAGATAGGGCTTGCATAAATTCAGGTAATTCACTAGGTCGAATACTTGCCATATTTGTAGGTGTTGGGCTTTCAAATACTTTACCAACTTTACTTAATTTATTAGATTCAATTAATTCATAATTAACAGCATAATCCATTATCTTATTAACTCGCCTTATTACCCGTTTTATCATATCGAATTTTTTAGCTGCTTTTAATGGTGCTAATATATTAATAAATAGTGTCGGAGTGATATCCGTAATCAGTGTATTACCAATATAGGGGAAAACATGATTTTCTAGTGACTGCCAGCTTTTTTTGATTGTCTCATCTTTATAACCTTGTGACTTCTCTAATATAAGCCAATCATCGGCCACACTTTTTAGCGTTCGTCCCTTATTATTATCAATTAGTTCTTTTTCTAATGGATCTCTATTTTGTCTAATCAAATCTCTTGACTCATTACGAAGAGTCCTAGCATCAACTAAACTAACTTGAGGATAATGGCCAAAACTAATTAATGCTCTTTTTTTCGTTGATGGGCGAATATAATTAAAACGCCATATTTTAGAACCCGTCTTTTTAATCAACAAATACAACCCATCGCCATCAGATAAAGTGTAATCCTTTTCTTTTGACTTGGCATTTTTAATTTGGGTATCAGTAAGTGGCTTAACTATTTTCGCCAT